GCATCGTAGTCTAACCAACCTGCTTCGTCTACACCATAATGATGTGCTTCGTAAACTTTACCAGAAATATTTACAGGTGCACCGTGGCTTAAATGGCCGCCGCTTGCTAGATCCATTCCAAGTATACAATCGCCTGGCTTTAAAAATGCAAGATAAATTGCAGTGTTTGCATTGGCCCCACAGTGAGGTTGGACGTTAGCAAACTCACATTCATATATTTCTTTAAGTTGATCTATTGCAAATTGCTCAATTTCGTCCATATGCTCGCAGCCGTTATAGTAACGTTTGCCTGGATAGCCTTCTGCATACTTGTTTGTAAACACACTACCTGCTAAATCCATTACGCTACGACTAGCAAAATTTTCACTAGCAATAAGTTCTATAGTTGTAGATTGACGATCAACTTCTCTATCTAAAATTTCTGCTATACGAATATCCATTTACCAAAATCCTAAAGTTTTGCCATTACCGGCTATGATCATAAGACAGGTTACTACATGTAACACTATCCAAAAGGTGCGAAAAGCCAGAGCCTTCTTTACATCCTTTTGGGATATAGGAAGGAATTCTGGCTTATCGTCGTCTGTTATGCCTACAGGCATACCAACGGTACGTGCCCAAGTTTTGAGCCAGCGCCGTTGTCCACTCATTACATTGAGTTCTTTTTATCTTGAATTTCTTTACGGCGTTCTTTAGTAAGTTTGCCTAGGTCTCCAAGAGCCTTACGAGCTCTTGCGGCTGCTGCTTTTACGCCTTTATCTTCAAAAGTTGCGTGTTCAGCAAGATAGTTATTGTACGCCTGTACAATTTCTTCATGGTTTGACATATTTTTTCTCCTATTAATTACCTACAAATACGTTTTCACTGCCTGTGGCAGCATGGCCACATGTAGCAGTATCATCAGCATTGCATACTGCAATACCGCCTACAAAAACATTTTTAGAACCTGCTGTCATAGTAGGAGAATTGTGAGGCGCATCGCCGTGACTTGCGACTGAATCGCCGTTGACAATGACCTTTTCTCCGTTAGCATATACAGTAGTTTGACTCGGAATTAAATCTCCGCCTGCTGTATCGTTATCTCTGCAGATTCCTGTTTTTGACATTAAGTTACAATACCTGTAGTTTGGGTTGTATATGATTTAGCAACATCATCGGCTGTTTTCATAACACACGATACTGCTGCTTTTTTAATGAGTACAGGACTATCTGCACTTACAGAAAACATAAACGGTGCAAGTCCAAGTCCATCTGTTGTTTGAACTAGCATCATTGGTTTATGCATTTTGTATCCATTTTCTTCATCTTCCAGACGACCTACAACTTCTTCGCCTGACAATAGTTTTAGTGAGACTGTGTCTCCAATTTTATAAGGGGTTTCAATAATCATAATGTGTATCCGGTTCCGTTAAAACCTGTGTCTTCACAATACTTTATTAGTTCGTTATATCCGCCAATGGATTGACCATTGATTAATATTTGCGGTACACTTCTTGCATTTGGTACAGACTCTAAGAGATCTTCTCTTGTCCATCCATCGCCAATTTTACGAACTTCGTAAGTTAAGTGTAAAGAGTTTAGTTTTGCTTTTGCTTTATCACAAAACGGACAGTTATCTTTAGACCATACTACAATGTTTGTTGTCATAATGAAAATCCTTTCAGTGAGTCTTTACTGACATCTTGTTTAATGCCACCAATTACATAACTTTCTACTTCTGTTTCTTGAGGTGCAACCTGTAGTCCAGAACTAGATAGCCAATGTGTTGTCCACGGTAGCGGGTTAGTATTAACTGGAGCATCAAATATAGTATTCATGCCCAGTGCCTTTAGTCTACGATTAGCAATATACTCTACATATTGATGTAGTAGTGTATCATTTAGTCCAATCATTGAACCATCTTTAAATAGATAATTGGCCCAATCTTTTTCTTCAGCTACACATTCACGCCATAAGTCGTATACTTCTTCTTCACATTCTTTTGCAATCTTAACCATTTCAGGATCATCTTTACCTTGCGCCCAAAGTTTTAAAATATGAGTGCTTAGTGCAAGATGTTGTGCTTCGTCTCTAGCAATAAGGCTAATGATCTTAGCACTACCTTCCATTAGTTTTAATTCGCCAAATGCAAATGTACAAGCAAAAGAAACATAAAAGCGTAAACCTTCAAGAATATTTACCGTATGCATTGCTAGGTAGAGCTTCTTTTTGACTTCACGTAAGTCGCCTTCGCCACGATGAAAATAAGCATCTGCTGCTTCGTTGAATGCATCGTAATGTTTTGTTACTGACTCTGCACGAGCAATAATCTTCTCGTCGTCGAGTATTGTATCAAATACTTCACTTGGGTCTGCATATACATTTTTCATAATATGTGTATACGAACGACTATGAATTGTTTCAAAGAAGTCCCAAGTTACAATACAACCTTCAATTTCAGGTAATGATACGTGTGGTAAAAATGCTAGGCATGGCCCACGTCCTTGAACACTATCTAATAGTGTTTGGTATTTTAAGTTTGATGTAAAAATATGCTTTTGCTCTGGACGAAAATTAGCATAGTCTGCACGATCTTTTTGCAAACTTACTTCTTCTGGTCGCCAAAAGTAACCAAGCATAGTTTGATTTAATTTGTCAAACACAGGAAATTTGAATGTGTCATATCTCTGTGTGTTTTGTTCTGCTCCGAAGAACATTGGTTGTTTTGTGAAGTCAACCTTCTCCTTGTTGAATACTGTCTTTGACATTTCCTAATCCTTTTCTATGTTCAATAATAATATAATTATATTGACTTGTCAACCATTAAATTGCACAAGCCTCGCACTCTTCGCCTTCTTCAACTTCACTTGGTGCAAGCTCTAGCTGTGGCTGTTCATCTTCTAACTCGCTTGGATCTTCTTTATAATCATATGTATTCTGATAATAAGAAGTCTTCCAACCATATTTGTAAGTATTCAACAAATCTTGAATCATCACACTCATAGGAACTTCGTTGTTTTCAAAATGCGTTGGATTATAACTCCAGTTTCCGCTGATCGCTTGATCAAAGAACTTTTGCATAACTGCAACAACATTAATGTATCCCTCGTTACTTGGCATCTCCCAAAGTAATGTGTAGTGATTCTTTAACGTTTGATACTGTGGAACAATCTGCTTAAGAGGTCCTTTCTTTGACTTCTTAACGGACAAGTATCCTCTAGGTGGCTCAATGCCGTTTGTTGCATTCGACACAACGGAACTGCTCTCCGATGGCATTTGTGCGGACAATGTTGAGTGCCGTAGTCCATATTCTTTAATGTCATTTCGAAGACTATCCCAATCATAATTTAATTTATGTGGTACTAAATTATCCACGTCCTTTTTGTAAGTATCAATCGGTAGAATACCGTCACTGTATTTAGTGCGGCTAAAATAATCACATGCACCTCTTTCCTGCGCTAATTTGTTACTGGCTTTTAGCAAGTAGTACTGAAATGCTTCAGTTAAATCGTGTACAATCTTCCAAGCTTCTGGCTCACTATACTGAACCTTCTGCTTAGCCAGATAGTGGGCTAGGCCAATATACCCTACACCTAACGAGCGCCTTGCTTTAGTGCTTATCTCTGCTGCCTTAATTGGATAACGTTGATAGTCAATAATTTCTTCTAAGGCACGAACAGCAAGATCGCATAGTTCTTCTAAATCGTTTAAGTCTTTAATCACACCAACATTAATTGCACTTAAAATACATAAAGCAATCTCACCTTCTTCGTCATCAATATGCTGTAAAGGTTTTGTAGGCAATGTGATTTCTTGGCAAAGATTGCTCATGTAAACTGTGTCTTTGAATGAACTGTGAGTGTTGCAATGATCAACGTTCATAATATAGATACGTCCTGTTTCTGCACGTTCTTTAATTAGTGCAGAAAACAACTCCATTGCATCAATTTTCTTTTTCTTAATGCTTGTTTTACGCTCGTACATTTCGTACATTTCTTTAAACTTGTCTGCATCACCAAAGTATGCTTCATATAAACCCGGAACATCATGCGGCGAGAAAAGAGTTATTTCTTGACCAGATAATAACCTTTCATACATTGTTTTGTTGAGCTGTATGCTATAGTCTAATTTACGTACTCGATTGTCTTCTGTACCTTTGTTGTTTTTAAGTACAAGAATATCTTCAATCTCTTGATGCCAAAACGGAAAGTGTGTTGTAGCACTTCCGCCACGTACACCATTTTGTGTACAACATCTTACAGTAGATTCAAACTTCTTTAAGAAAGGAATGATACCAGTATGCGCCACTTCGCCACCGCGTATCTTCGAATTGACGCCACGTATTCTGCCAGCATTAATCCCAATACCTGCACGTTGTGCAGTATAGCGGCCAATAGCCATATCGCTACTGAAGATGCTATCAAGAGTATCATCACTGTCAACCAAAACACAACTAGCAAACTGACGTACAGGAGTTCTAACCCCTGCCATGACTGGGGTTGGAATGTTGACTTTAAAAAGTGAGGTCGCATCGTAGTATCTCCTTACGTAGTGCATACGTGTTTCTTTAGGATAGTTAGCAAATAGTGTTGCCGCAATCATCATATACATATACTGCGGTGTTTCAAAAATCTCGCCTGAGCTTCTATCTTGTACTAGATACTTATCAACTACTTGACGCATACCTGCATAGGTAAAGTTTTCATCACGCTTGTGGTGAATGTAACTATCAAGTCTTTCAATTTCTTCGTCTGAATACAAATCAAGAATAGCAGGATCATATACTTTACGATCAATATTTGCTTTAATAATGTCAATAAACGGTACAGCGTCATAATCGCCAAATACTTCCTTGTACAAGTTATATGTTAATAAGCGAGCAGCGGCATATTGATAGTTTGGATTTTCTAAACTAATTAAATCGTTAGCACTTCTTACTAATATTTCTTGAATTTCTTTTGTACTCATACCATCGTAAAATTGTAAATTAGCATTCATTTCGATTTGGCTACTACTAACTCCTGCTAAACCTTCACAAGCAAATTCTACTACCTTGTGTATTTTGTTAATATTAATTGATTCTGTATCGCCATTTCGCTTTACGATGTGAATACCGTTTGACATTCTTTGTTCTCCTAATTGTTCCGTTTATCTGATATTTAGTTTAATGCTGGCATGCTATATTGCATTTGAGGCTGCAGATCCTTTGGAAAATTTTGCCTAGTTATTCTTAGTTGATTTTCATAACCAATTACTACTTCGCCAACATTAAGAAGATAGTAATGGTTACTCTTTGCCCTATCTATAAAGATATGTATCTCAAATTTCTCCTGGGAAAAACGTTCGGTTAACTGCAAAGAGTATGCAATTCCTAACAATTTTCCAAAGAGACAATAAGAGTTTTCCTTGATTAATTCCCAAGGATTTGGCCACGCAGATGGAGTGTAAGGATCAACAGACATATGTTCTGTTGGAACAGTTTCATATGCATCTATTGCTTCTTGGAACGGATCTTCTGCAGACTCTAAAACTTGTCTAAAGTCGTGCCAGATACGTAGTCTTTCTTCGTACGTCTTATTAAAAAACATAAGTTACGACTTTGAAGAAATTCTAAATGTTAATGTTCCTTGATCTGATATATTCTTACATTGTACTTGAGCAGTATATACTCCTTCTAATTGTACTAGAAGTGCTTGAAACGATAGTGTCTCTTCGTATGTATCGTTGCCAGCAAAGTCATATTCATCTGAAAGTGTCACGCTGTTGTTCTCTCTATTAATTATCACCGATAACTTTCCAGAACGTGTAAAGACATTTTGTGTTGACTGATAATGATATTCAATATCGTAGAATTTAGTTTCTTCAGCAGGTAGTCTAAATAGACCGTTAAAGTTAATATCTGCTGCAACATCTACTGTCTCTGTATAACCATAGTCAACGAATCCAGGTCCTTCTACATCTGGTATGTAAGGGTCACTTACAAAAAAGTTATTATCTATGCTTAAATTATATGTTCTATCAAAGTGATCGTCAAGAGAAATATTGCCTTTTTCACCAAATTTTATTATTGGCCATGCTGCACCTGATGCGTCTCCGCCATTGTTACCAACACTTACGCCAAACTTATTTTGGCTTGTCATGTTACGTGTGCCTTCTGATATAAAGATTGCATACTCGTCAATGTCTTCAAAATAACAACCTTTAATTGTATTGTCATATGGTGCTTTTTGTCCTGCTTGACGACTCACACCAAATTGTATTGCGCTTACTGCTCTATCAAATGTACAAAACTCTATATCATTATGATGTATTGAGTGATCTGACTTCATGCAAATTCCCAAGCCTACAAACTCACAATCGGTAATTCTATTAAATTGAGATTGTACTGCATCGCTCTTGCTTCTAATAAGTAAACCAATATCACTTGCTGATCCTGTTAGTCTTGGACCAATGAACTTAACGTCATTTACTCTACAGTCTCTTGCGCTGTTCATTTGAAGTAGTACAGTGTTAGCGACTGTTGCTGTAGTTCTTAGAGTAAATCCTGATAAGTTAATGCCTCTTGACGATTCAGCGAAAGATAGTATTGGATCTTCAACCGGGTTAGTTGCAGACACACTACCATTATAACCTGTGTCACTAGATATTGTGCTGAACATTATAAAGCCGCCGTCGCTTTCAAAAACTGTTTTGTCTCTACCTGCGCCTTGTAGTGTAACGTATGGAGGAATATATACTGTGCTAGTTAGTTTATAAACACCTGGTTCAACATGTAAAACTACTCGGCTCTGTGGATTAGTATAATTTGTGGCATTAAGATATAATTCATAAAGAGCTTTTTGTAGTTGGTTAGTTACATCTGCACTATCACCTGTGCAACCAAATGCTCTAACACTCACTCTGTCATTAAGACGTGCAGATAATGTTCTTTTTACTCTTGATAGTTCACCAGTTTCAATTTCATTTTCTCTATACTCGTAAGTTTCTGCAATGTCAAAAAAGTTATCATGTTCAGTAATAATTTTAGTATTACCTACTGCTGGTGCACCTTCAACTACTGCACCATTACCAATATAAAGTGATTGTGAATCAATAGCCCAACCTAGCTCTCCACTTGCAAGTTGTGGTAAGCCTGAGCCGCTATCTTCTCGTCCTCTTCGGACTTGAATTCTTGAAATTTGAATTACTGCCACGTTATTCTCCTACGCATTTATAATGTATTTATGCGAAGAAAGGGGACAGTGCCCCCTATTATCTAAGGATATTTATGCATGTTTTTCATAGTAGGTGTAAACGCGATTCCACCATTCTTGTTCCCATTCAGCAAACTCGTCTGGCCAAATATCAAACTGTTGATAAGTTAAGTCTCTAGAACACATAAACACATGTCCTTCACGTATATTAGTACCGTGTACTTCGTTGTGTGCGATCGCATAGGCAGTAAGTTGTAGGAAATAATCGTAGACCCATTCTTCTTTCTTAGGTTTATTTGACTGCTTAAAGTCCATAATACAAGGATTTCCTTTGTATTGTCCTACTAGATCTGTTGTACCTGCGTAGATACCTGGAACATACAAAGGAACTTCCGAGCCCCATATTTCATCTACATCACACATGGCTTTTTCTTTAATTTGTGTTGCCATTTTATGTGCTTGCTGTGCATAAGGATTACTGCCGGGCTGAGGCCATTCGCCAAACTCAATATAGTCCTCAAGATACTTATGCATCCTTGTTCCTACACCTGCTGCTTCAGTAACAATTTCCTGTGCTTTCTGTTCTCCCACTCTTTTACGCCATGCAATAAGATGTGTTTTATCTTTTGTTGCATCAAGGATTGTAGTAACACTTGCTACTGGGGGGCTTCCTGGTGCTGCATACCTACGTTTGCCATTTACTTCAACTCGCTTTAATCGTTCGTAGGTGTATCTTTCAGTAATTAAACTCATAAGTTCTCCAATGTTAACAACATGTTAACACCAAAAGTGTTGTTTGTCAAGTTAAATTAAAGGTCTGATAAGTCAGTTGCTCGTTTAGCCATATCGGTTACAGTTGTATCCGGAGCATCTGTTGCAGGTGATGCTATTTGATCCATTGCATCATCATTAATTGTAATGCCGTCTGGATCAAACTTTACTAACTTTTGTAGTTGTGCAGTTGAATCATATATTGTTTTGAATGATTCATAATTGAACTGAGGTATACCCGCTTTTTCCATATACTCGTTCATTGTGTCCCAAGATACTTGGGAACCAGGTTTGATTGTTTTTAGGATTTGTAAGACAATGCCAGCATTGTCTAATGTTTCATTTAAGCCTTTTTTTTAGAACGCTCTACAGACTCACGTTTTTCACGGCCTGCTTCTTCTTCGCCGCCAGCTGCTGCTGCATCTGTTGCGAACTCATCGTCCATTGGCTCTTCTGCAGGTGCTTCCATATCCATTTCGCCGTCAACTGTTGGCTCCATTGCTGGATCTTCTGCGCCCATTGCGTCCATTGGCTCAGCTTCGCCTGTAAGCATACCAACACCTTGTGTTAGTGTTTCGCGTGTTGTTTCCATTGTTGCATACATTGCTTCTAGTGCAGGCTTAACTGTATTAACAAATGATTCAGATTGCTCTGAACCCATTTCATCGCGAATAGCATCTGCTAGTTCTAACATTGATTCTGTTTGCATTTCAGCAGTGTCTTCCATCCAACCAGTTACACGGTCGACCATATCTTTTGCTGCCATTACTAATTCTGCTTTATCTTCTTCGCCTTCTACAATAACACTTTCTTCAATTGCTACATCAACATGATCACGCTCAGAAAGCTCAGCATTTAAAACGTCAAGGAAGAGTTTTGATTTTTGATACTGTGCTGTGCTTGTTGAGTTGAAACTTTCAGTTGTTTCAACTTGGCTTAATTTAGTACGTAAGTTATTACGTGCTGTTTGTAGTTGATCGATAGTAAACGCTTCTAGGTTAATGCGTTGTCCGAACTTCTTAGCAAGGCTTTCGTTTAAGCTCTTTGCTGTTACTGGTTTTGAAATCTCTCTTATATTCATTTGTTACTCTTCCTAATTAGTAAATGTTTGTTATAGTTATTTATCTCAAGATAAAATTATTTGATCCAATTCTTCTTTTGCATCTCTTGTTGCATCAATGCTTATCTCAAAGCGGTTCTGTGCAGAAAAATACTTTATATTATCTTTTGTGACATCCATAATGTGTTTATAAAATACACAATCATTGTAGTGTTTTGCTATAAACTGATCTAGTTCTATTATTCTATTTTGCCAAGTTCCTTCATCTGCTATGTTTTTTGCAAATGCCAATGCACTAGTCTTACAGAACATTTTAGCAAGTTGTACGTTTTCCTTTGAATCGTAGACTAACCAAGCATTGATCTTTTTGCTATGACGCACTATAAGATGTTTTATTCTAATAGAGTTTCCTCTTACATGAGGAATTGAATAGTTCTCTATTTTAGAATTAACTATATCTTCTAATACAGTTACTACGTTTTTATTCATGGGGACTCCAACAAACATAATTATACTTAAACTATTTTTTATTAAGCTAGTGCAAATTAGACTATTCGTCTACTTCTACACTATCACCTGGTTTAATTAGTTTTGCTGGATCTTTTTTGTTGGGGTCTGGTTTCTTATTAAGTTGGACCTTGCCTTGTGCATCTTTTGTTAATGCAGCAGGATTCTTTTTAAGGTCAACAACTGTTTTAGTTCCGTCGCCGTGATCGATTTCAGCACTCTGACCAGGTTTCACCTGGCTAATTTTAGCAGGTTGCGCTTCTAAAATTTCTTTCATCTTCATATTCTTTTTCCTTTAGACTTTTTCTTTTGTGTTCTATAACCAATATTAATATTGCTTAATCTCTTTGAATACGGATTTGCTCTCTTTGTCCTGCTGCTTTTTACTTTAATCGTAGGCGCTTTTGACCTTTTTGTTTTTGTTAATGTTCTTGACGCTTTTACATTACGTGGTGCATGACATGTTGCTGCCTTTGCAACAATACGGCCTTTGCGTTTACCACTAGTGCAACGATACTTACGAACAGTTTTGTTTCCTGAACGCCCAAAGATAGTAGTTACACCTTCTGTTATTTGTCGCAGTAACATTAAATTCTTCTACTTCTGCCTGCTCGGTTTAATGCTGCTACTCTACGTGACGCTGCGTTTGTCCTTTTTGTTTTTCTAGCCTTACGTGTCATTTTAGCACCGAGTCTTGCTTTTGTCAATTTTAATTTGTTTCTCTTTTTTATGTCAGGTTTAGCAAAGCATTGTGATATGTTAGCAACAATGCGACCGTGACGTTTTCCGCCTGAGCATCTAAACTTACGGACAACTTTCTTGCCCTGTTTTGCCCAAGCCATTTTTGCTTCACCAAGAGGTTGTGTTAGTTCTCGTAATAACATATAGTTATTTAGCGAGAATTACTGAGTATTCATTAAAATTACGATGACTGTGGAAAGTAAACCTGCGATTATAGTACCTGCTGTACCAATTAAAACTTTGGTCATCGACTTCTGACCTTCTGTGATATCTTTGTGAATTGAATCGACCTTTTCTTCGAGTGTGCTAAGACGCCCGTCTAATTGCTCATAGCGCAATGCGCATAAGTCAACGTGTGCTTCTAAACTTGTTCTTTCTAGGTCTGTTGTTGGCGAACCAGCCATACTTAAATCTCCATTTAATTAATAAGTAAACTCGAAGTTGGCCTTAAAATGTGTTGTTAGTATGTGCCTGGTTGAAGTGTTGTATACTTTTATTTATCAAACTACTTCAAAAATAATGTTGATATGCTTCAAATCTTTAGAGTGAAATACTGGTTTTGCAAACTTCGCTGTTTCTTCTAGTTCTGGTATAAATGGTACTAGATCAAAATCTTCTACTAAATTATCAACAGTAAGATAACCTTCACGTTCTACTTCAAACGTAAAAGTCCAAACATTTTGTTTGCCTTTAAAGTTAGATCCAAAGTTCATATCTGTTAATGATTTGTTTTCTTGTTCGAGGCTAATAAACTCTATGTTAGTCCTCATTCCTATTGTTTGCAACACAGACAAATAGTTTTGATTCTGCCTGTAAGCAATTGGATCTTCACCTCTGCGAGCATTTGTATTAGTGATGTCAACTAATGTAGAAATACGATATATCATGCTGTATTTACAGAGATAAAAAAAGAGCCCAGTAAAAACTGAGCTCTCTTAATGTGCGATTGCACGGTCCCTAAGGTAGTTAGGAATTTAAGTTACGCAGGGTTCTGATCGAAAGTTGCGACTAGAACAGCGTTAGTGATTGAAGGTGTACCTGTACCTTGAATTACAAAGTGGTTACCGTTTGCTGTGCCTTCTACTGCTGCTACTGTGAAACCTTCTTGTGCTGCTTCAGCTACACAACCGGCCATGTTAGTGCCTGTTGCTACTGATAGTACGTGTGTTTTTGGTCCTAGACCGTTACCTGCAACTACTGCTGCGTTTGGATTTGATACGATTGCCATTTTATTTCTCCTATATTTCTCGAATGACACAAAACTAACTACTCTGTTAGTATTTGTTATTATTATTTAGTTCTTTTAAGAAAAAAGCGGAGATATCAGCGTTTTTTGACTCTTTTATGGAGTTGTTTTAGTAAAGTAATGCCGCCTGGGCCCGATTCTACTATATCATCTATCATTTCTATAATTGGACGATATGCTTTTACAAAGTTGCTTGGTATGCCTTTGCCTTCTTCTGCCATCTCAATGAATCGCTTTGCTCTAGCAGCATTTTCTATACCAACAAGGTAACCGTATAGTGCGATTCTTCTTGAGTCTGACAAACGGCCAATACGTCTAGCACGGATATCCTCCCATGCTGTTTCGTCTAACTGTGATTCAGTTAGCCCTTCTTCGTATAAGCCTTTAATAAAATCCATTAGCGTCCTCTTGCCACCATGTCTGCTTGACGTGCAATTTCGTCATCATCTGGACCGCCCATATCATCTTCTGGCTCGTCTTCTGGTTCTACGTCATTGCCTTTAACTTTTACAGGACCTGCTTTCTTAGCAAGTGCAATAAACTCTTTTGCTTCTTCGCCTGTGCATCTTGCTTGTTGACAAAGTTCAGTTGCATTCTTTGGACCCCATGATGTGCCAAAGCGTGTTAGTGCATCACCAAATGCTGCCATTTTATTTGACTTCTCAATTTCTGAATCTGGTGTGTCTTTTGTAATTTTCATCTTTGCACTTAGGTCCATTAGTGTACGACCCATACTTGCAAACTGTCTTAGTTTAGGATCATCACCGTAGTTTGGTGATGCTTCTCTTTTGATTACTTCATTTACTTTCATGATATTTTCCTTGTTAGTTCTTGAATTCTGTTAAGTTGTTTGTCTGCTAAACTTTCAACTGAAACTTTAGACTTGTTCCATGGATGTTTTGGATCATCATTTGCTTCTAGAGCATCAACAAGCTCTTTTGCTTTTGGACTTACTTTTACCATTGCTTCAACTGATCCTAAATCTTTAGCACCGGCATTACCACCTAATAGTATTTTAGCAATTTCATCTAAGTTACTAGACACTAAAGCATCATCTCTACGATCTAATAATCCTTTATATGCGCTCCACTTAAACCCTTCTGGGTGATCGTCTGTTATTGTGTTCTTTGCAAGGTCTGCAATTAGTATTTGTTTGTGTACGCCTTTGTATGGCGAACCTTTAGGAATATCATGAACATGAAACTTTTGTGCTGTCTCTCCATTATCAACAACCATAATGTCAACCTGTTGTGCAGTATCACCTATTGTTGTTTTAACGTGTACACTTGTTCCTGATTTTTTAGTTTCAAAGCCTGCTTGCTGAAACATTTTCTCTAATTCTATTCTTGCATCTTTAGGTGTCTTTACATCAAAATGTTTGAATAGCGCACCAGCATCTATAATCATATCAAGGTCGCCACTTACCTTGCCTGGAGTAGGTGTTGCACCTGAACCAATTGGTAAAGCCTTTGCTCCTGTTTTTGCTGTAACACTATTGATCTGTTTCATCATGTCAGGAATGATTTTATGATCAAAAGGTTCTGTACCTTGGAATATATTTCCGCCTTCATTAATTATCATTCTTTTTACTCTCGATTACTCTTGCCATGCTACGTTTAAACTTTTTTGGATCTCCGCTTTTAATAGAATTAATAAATCTACGCTCAAGTTCGCCTGCTGTTTCTGCATCGTATATGTCATTAATTCTATTAAGCAAGTTAATAGAACTTTCAATGATATTGCTCGCAGTGGTTTCAACTAGAAGATCGTTATCCTTCTTCATTCCAATGTTGTTAAGCTCTGCAAGTATACTTCTAGTATGTTTCTTCATAACTTTAAATTCCTATATGTGTATTTAGTTTTATTAAACTATAAATACACATGCTACTGGGTAGTAGCACTATTAATACAGTTTTGAGGGGTTAAAATGGGCATATCCAATATGAATTTTCCAAATCGATCTCTGTTATTTGCTAAGTTGTCAAGTATTGCATACAATGATAACATCAAAGAAGTTAAAAAGCAAGTAAAAGAGCTCGGATTTACAACCGTTGAGTTTTATAATAGAGATGGCGCACAAGCATATCGCTTTATGAATAAAGAAGATCTAGTAATTGCTTGCAGGGGTACACAGCCAAGTGAATTCAACGATATTAAAGCAGATTTAAAAGCAGTACCAGTAATGGCTGAAACCATTAGTAGAGTACACCAAGGTTTTAAAGATGAAGTAGATGAACTTTGGCCTATGTTGTTAGAAGACATCCAGCGCACTGTAAACAAAGATAAAAAACTTTGGTTTACAGGACATAGTTTAGGTGCAGCAATGACTACTATCATGGCAAGTCGTTGTTTCCATAAAGAAGACATTCGTGATCCAGAAGAAGTTTATACATACGGTTCACCAAGAGTTGGCTGGCCTGCATATTGTAAAAGTTTAGGTATCGTACACCATCGTTGGGTAAACAATAATGACATTGTTACTCGTGTTCCTTTATGGATTATGGGTTACAGACATAACGGTGAAGAACATTATCTAAACGCATACGGTAATGTTAGAAAGCCAACGGGCTTTCAACGTTTCAAAGATAGAATGCGTGGCATGTGGATGGGTTTGAAGCAAGGACAAGTTGATAACTTCTCAGACCATTCTATGGTTAACTACATTAACTATCTTTCAATGTATGCTAGTGGAAAAGAAAACAGTCAGTCTAGCTAGGAAACAAACTACTTACTGACTCTTCATTAGAAACTCGTCTAATCGCCTCACCAAAAAGTGCTCCAACTGAAACTTGGCGCACTTTTTTAATGTTCTTGGGGCACTTGTATTCAATACTATCTGTAATTACAAGTTCTTCAAGAACGCTCTTTTCAACACGTTGACATGCTTCCCCACTTAACACCCCATGTGTGATGTAAGCTCTAACACTAAGGGCACCTGCTTCCATTATTGCTGTAGCGGCGTTACACAATGTACCACCACTGTCAATAATATCGTCAACAAGGATAGCATGTTTTCCACTTACATCACCGATGAGATTCATTACTTCTGACTTGCCTGCTTCTGGTCTGCGCTTATCTACAACTGCAATGTCTCCATGAAACATATCAGCAAACTTTCTAGCACGAACTGCACCACCTGCATCAGGACTTACAAAAACAATACTTTCGCCTTCAGATTCATTAGAATAAAGTTGACGTCTAATATCTTTTGCAAAAACTACTCTGCTGGTTAAATCATCTACTGGAATATCAAAGAAGCCTTGAATCTGTCCTGCGTGTAAATCCATTGTAAGAATTCTATCTGCACCGGCAGTTGTTAAAAGGTTTGCAACAAGTTTTGCTGTAATCGGTGTACGACTTGCACTCTTACGATCTTGTCTTGCATAACCAAAGTAAGGTATAACTGCTGTTATACGTCTCACACTTGAACGTCTTGCAGCATCAATCATAATCAATAGTTCCATTAGACTATCGTTGACTGGTGTGCTAGTTGGTTGTACTATAAACACATCTTCACCGCGAATGTTTTCAAGAAACTCTACACTTGTTTCTCCATCTGCGAATGTGCTAATGTTACCGGGAACTAAACCACAAAAACAATTTTCTGCGATTTCCTGTGCTAACTTTAAATTAGCATTTCCAGCAAGTATTTTCATTTTCAAACTAAATCCTTTCCCCAGGAAAAATGTAATTAATATTGTTTAAATTATATGACACATTTGTAACTTTGTCAATCACTTATTACGTGTCCGATGTTAGTACTCCATTGCATTGCCATTGGCAGCCCGCCATACATTGGTATTACTTTTGCAGGATCGCCTACTTTGACAAATGTTTCCTTTACAAAATCAAAGTCATCAAGTTCAAGTTTTTCTAAAAAATCATCAATAGTTGGCATCTGATCGTCTGCAAGATGATATAACTCTCTTACAGTTTCAATGCAACTAATCATATCAGGTGTTAAAACAACACCATCTTCTTGAGCCATTGTATACATGTAATCTATGTTCCAATCCCACTCGTTTAAAACAAAACCTTGTTCGTTTCTATTCATTGTTTTTCCTTATCTTAATATTATAAGCCTGTGCTTCTTTTAATATTGAAAGATCTACATTATCTCTTTCTGCTGTGTGTAGAATAGCACGAACATCTTTAGGAAAACAATGGCCGCCATAGCCTCGATTGTCAGTAACTTCCGAATGACTAGGTCCTATCCTTTCATCAAGTGTAGTATACTGCCTTACTGCGTCAAAGTCAACACCTATTTCTTTACAAAGATCAAACAGCTGATTAAAATAACTAACTTTCAAGGCAAGGAAAGTGTTCCTTGCATACTTGGTTAATACTAGAGCTTCAGGATCACATACTTCTGTTTTAATATTAAACACATCTTTCCAAAAGTTTGTTGCTTTGCCTCCAACTAGTAACAATGACATTGTTTTTAGATCTTCTACTGCTGTTGCAGCTCTTAGGAACTCAGGTGAAAATGCAATACGGTGTGTTGGAAATGCGTCTACTAACATTCTCCAACCTTCTAGAGAAATTGTACTTTTTATAAGAATTGGGATATCAATTGAGTTGTCAATAACATTAAAAACGTTTGCCATTTCACACGAGCCATCGTGTCTTGGTGGTGTAGCAACACATATAATTAGTGCATCGCAAGTACGCAAGTTACCAAAATATCCTTTTGCAGGATCGCTTATAACTATTTCATGTTCTTTTTTTAGCAATTCATAATGAGCTTGACCTACAAATCCATAACCTGCTATTCCTATTCTCATTTTGATAGTGTCCTAAACGTTTCTCTTTTTTCATGCTGCCGAACATATTCTTCTTCATCGGCATAGGTACTACACTCTTCTAATCGTCTTTCTACAAGCCAAAGTATTTGATACAGATCTTTTTTAGCACCCCAAGTTTCGTATCCTGTAGCATACTTGTCTTTTTCTGCCCAGGCTATCTTTGCTATTTCGTTTGCTATTTTTTCTACTGACCAATCTATAATCATTGTGTAGTATATAACTAAAAAAGAAATTTAAGTCAAGAAAAAAGGCAGTGCCGTCGAACACTACCTTACTGCTTTCTTACAATCCGTTTGGTAGAATAATATAATGGATAGCCAATACAAGTGCAACTGAAGCACCTAAACCTACCATCATTTTACCAAAGTCTTTTGCTACAAGTGGAAACACACTCTTAGTCTTTTGCTTACCATAGTATGTAGCCATTGCTAGTTCACGTCCTGCAAGTAAACCAACGAACACCCAAGTTGTTGACATAGGAATATCGTTAAGTTCTTTAAAGAAGTACAAGCACAACCAGTAGAATAAGTCAATCAGTGTTGCTGAACGAACATATCTTGTATTGTGTTTCTCTAATACAATTTGTTGTATCTTGCCGCCTCGTTCTCTAAACATGAAGAACATGCCTGCTACAAATACAAAACTAATTAAGACCATTAAGTCCATCGGAACTACACGTGGTAGGAATACAGCGATGTTTGCCATGTCATGGCTAAGCCATGTCCACCACAAGCCTCCAGTTGCTACCCATTGTGCTATCCGCCAAAACTTTTTATTGCCTTCGCTAACAGGTTGTGTTTCGTCAAACCAACTGTTTGCATACTTTGTTATAGCAAACCATACCATGTATGCAAAACCTGCGGCTACACCGTAACCCATTATCGATTTCATAAGCATTTTCTCTAACACGAAAGTTGAAGCAAATACTGATAAGACCAAGAACGAAGTTGATACTGGCACACCTAAACGTGTTAGTGCAACAAGTATAGCAGGCGCGGCTGCATGATACCATTGTACTTCTTGCCATGGTATCTTGTTAAGTCTTCCGTAACTGATGTCTCCACCATTTACAGTCCAACCATACCACAGTGTTGCAAGTAGAACAGCAGAGGCTGCTGCCCATAAAGTTTTGTAGTTAAATCTCTCATTGTTTGATGCCATCCATGTACCGAGAGTCTGTACTGAGTCGTTGGCAATTACTGCGTATGCAGCAAATAGGAAACCTGCAAGGCTCCATAAGGTGAGTGCGTCCATTTTTTTCTCCTAAAATTGTTTGACGGCTTTACCCCGTCGCTCACATATTGTTAGTTTAACAAGCTCGACGATGCTTGTCAAGTATTTAAAGTTTATATTCAAAGTGGGTTCCATATAAGACATAATTGTGTCGATAGTCTTCAGTTGCTCCTCTTTCTACAAAAGGACTGATTTTTACATCGCCAAACACAAATTGTAAACCTAATTGATCTCTAGTATCAAAAGATGTTCTTACATCTTTCATACTCCATCTAGGTTGTACCTTTGCCCATAGGTATACATCTTCAGTCACCTGATGTTTTACATCAAGAATAAAACGATATCTCCAATGCGATTCTTCGTTATCAAAGTCTCTGTATTCTATTCTGTGTGACAGTTTGATGTTCTTGTATTGGTAAAGTTTGTGTGTAAATTTGATACGGTTTTCGATTGTTCCGTCAAGGTCAGCGTAACGATACATTACGTTTATGGGTCCTACTTGTTTGCCTATTTCTGTGTGGTATGTTCCTTCTCTATGCCTAAATGTGTATGTCCAATTATTATCTTTAAATTTATAGTTGTGTTCTGTTTCTTCAGCAGATACGCTAATAGAAACCATACTCAATAAGAGTACTGCTATTATAGCTTTCATTTTACTTTCCTTAGTTTGACGGCTTTACCCCGTCGCTCACTAAAGGATACAAACACCCGTCTGTATCAAATTTATTTACACTATTATCGATAAAGATAAGATTATTTTTATGTTAAGATTAGATTAATTTTATGTTCAGAAGTTGTGCAGGTTTTGCATAACGGAAATGCAAAACTAACAATACAGATTCAATTAAAAGACGTTATAATTTATATAAATAAAGATGAATAGGACAGCGATCCTGCACTATTCACACTCCAAGAGCGTCTTCAGCTCTTTAAAAATGAAGGGCATAACCCATGCCATACAAGTGGTTGCACAGCCGGGGAAGTTCCGGGGTACGTGACGAACCTTAGAAATCACACACACATAGACAAAAAGGAGAATGTAGTAATGACTACACTAATCAATACGGCCAGTCGGATTGGTCTGCCATCATTCGCAGGATGGTTAAAGAAACAATATGCGAAATACAAACACCACAGACAAGCACAAATCACTATCAAAGAACTTTCACGTCTAAGTGACAGAGAGTTAAATGATATGGGTCTTGCTCGTGGCGACATCTATACAGTTGCACATGGTACTTCTGATC